GATACAATGATTCATTTCTTAGACCACCACTGTTGTCCAATTGCAAGTACGATTTTATGACTGGTTCAAAAAAATCCCACACTCCCTTGAGATACAATCTTAATTATAGAAATTTTTTTTATGTTACGTCTGGAACAGTAAAGGTGTTGTTAATACCTCCCAAAAATACGAAATATCTTTATGAAAACAAAGACTATGAAAACTTTGAGTTTCGTTCTCCTATCAACCCATGGAATATCCAGGATAATTACAAAAAAGACTTTGAAAAAATAAAATCACTTGAATTAACATTGGAGAAAAATACAATATTATTTGTTCCCCCATACTGGTGGTATAGTATTCAGTATCAAGAAATATCAAGCATTGCTTGTTTTTATTATCGAACTTATATGAACACAATCGCAATTTCTCCTGAAATAATTGTTAATCTTCTTCAACAAACCAATGTAAAGCATGAATTTTTAGAAAAGGTACATAACCCTAACTAAACACAAGTTATCATCTAAATTGATTGTTTAATATTATTTATACTAGTAAACAATATTAAGTATCAGTGTCAATACAACTCGAGACTATGTCCGACATTATACAATATAAATTAATTATTGAAAATAGAAAATATGACGAATACAGCATTGTAGACGTGAAAACAATGAGCAACTTAAACAACAATCCACATAACGTAAATCCATTAAAAGAAAAATTGTTTAACCATGATATCTTTACTTTGAATGGAACCCGATGTAAATTATTACATTCTACTATTAAATCAGCAACGTACATACCTGGTGTTTTGGTATTAAAGAATGATAGAAGGTTCGGAAAATACAAGAAAAAATTCCTATATAAATGCATACCAGATGATAAACGCCTTCCTATATTCTTGATACCATATACAATAAAATCAATGTTTAGCAAGCATATAGTTAACAAATATGTGATATTTAAATACAAAAATTGGGATAACAAACACCCTTATGGAGAATTAGTAAATGTTCTTGGAAACGTATCATCGTTAGATACATTCTATGAATATCAGTTATACTGTAAGAGTTTATATGCTTCCATTCAAAAGTTTACAAAAGAGACGATGAAACAACTGAAAACTCACTCTGAAGATTACTTCATCGAAATGATTAAGAAAAAATACAAATTGGAAGATCGAATGGGGAGAGATATCATCACTATCGACCCCGGTACCAGTAAGGATTTTGACGACGCATTTGGATTAGTAGAAATGGATAAAGAATTCGTGATAAGTATATACATCACGAATGTTAGTATGTGGTTGGATGTATTAAATGTATGGCATTCATTTACAGAAAGAGTATCTACCATTTATCTACCAGACCGTAAAAGACCAATGATTCCTACTATATTATCAGATACATTGTGTAGTTTAAAGGAACACGATGTAAAGTTTGCGTTTACACTTGATTTGCATATTGATAAAGATACGTTTACATTATCGAGACACACATTCTCAAATACCATTATAAAAATAAGAAAAAACCATACATACGATACCAGTGAACAAGAAAAGGATCCGTTGTATTTAAAAATAAAATCTGTCTTAACAACCTTAAATAAGAACAAAGAATATAAATATATAGATAATATTCAATCCAGTCACGATTTGATTGCCTATTTGATGATATGGATGAATTATACTTCAGCAAAGGAACTGGTAAAAAATAATTGTGGGTTGTTCCGGTCTTCTAAAATGAACGATACATTTCAACCACCAGAATATATTGATGTTAACATACAAAAGTTCCTTAAAATATGGAATAGTTACGGTGGAAAATATTGTAAATATCCTGATTTAGAACGACATGATATGTTAGAGTTGGACGCGTATGTTCATATAACAAGTCCCATAAGAAGATTGGTTGATTTGCTAAATATGATGCTACTCCAAGAAAAATTAGGATTAATTGAATGGGGTGAACATGCTACAATGTTTTACAATTATTGGACAACAGATCAATCAATTGAATACATTAATACAACGATGCGCTCTATACGTCGCGTTCAAAACGATTGTCAATTGCTTAACATATGTAGCACTAATAAAGAGTTATTGGAAAAGGAGTACAAGGGATTTATATTTGATAAAATAAAGCGAAATGACGGACTGTATCAGTATATGGTCTATTTAAAAGAGTTAAACATGACGAATCGAATAACAACTCGGCACGATTTTGATAATTATAGTTTCCAACAGTTTAAAATATACATATTTCATGATCAAGAAAGGTTAAAACATAAGGTTAGATTGGAAATTCAAAATGAGTTGGAATAATACATAACTTAAATATAATGATATACACAATAATCATTATTTTTATTGATTTATTTGTAATTTGTTAATCGAACCCGGATAAATAACACCCATTACCGTCTTTAATTGAATTCGGAGTAGACATATCTATGATAGACATGATCCAAAATGTAGTTAGTAAAATACTATGACTACATTGAAATAATTGTGTAAACAATACGGTGTTTAATTGGTCTTTATTAATGGGTGTGTTGTCATCCTTTTTTTTTATTTCATAAGAAATATACCCGCATAATACACAGAAAAATATTAGAAATGGTCCAAATGTTACCATTAGTTGAATACCAACTAAATCCCATCGGTCAATAGCAGCGTAACCTATTCCTAATGGTTGTGTTATAGGTATAACGCTAAATACCAAAGCAGACAAGTAGTTTTTACCTGTTGATTTGCATATATTATCTTCCAGTATTGAGCATGCCGATACTTTACAGTATGTGTTGTTTTCAGTGTTATAGGGTTCCAAACAGTTTCGTGTACATATACATGTATTGTTTACAATTTCAGAACAAGGTACATTGTCTGTTACTATAACAGGGTTTTTGGATGATACAATACTTAAATTCCATAGACATATAAAGAATATTGGGTTTATATTATAAATAACAGATAAATTTGATATTCTCATTAAATTTAACAAATTGAATAATGTTTAAGATAGTTTATTAATTAATAAAATGAAATATAGTGATTTATCTCAAGCGTTAACTGCTCAAATCGATAGACAAAGTAAAAAAAAAGATGGAATATTCTTTACTCCACCAGACACAATTGATACTAATATGAAATTACTATCCAAATATATGAAATCTATAAACACCATATTGGAACCATCTTGCGGTTCAGGAGAATATGTTAATTATATAACATCTAACTACAAAAACAAAGATGTAACCGCAATAGAATATAACCCCATAATATACAACGCTGTAAAAGATACGGTTGACCCATCGGTTGTACTTTATAATAAAAACTACTTGACATTTAATAACTACGATGAAACAATAAATCCTAATCCCAAAACATTTGACTTGATTATTGGAAACCCTCCATTTTATACCATGAAAAAAACAGAGATAGATCCTCAATATCACCCATACTTTACTGGTAGACCAAATATATTTATTGCTTTTATCTTAAAAGCATTAGGGATGTTGAGCGAAAAAGGTATATTAAGTTTTATATTGCCTAGAAACTTCTTAAACTCGTTGTATTATGAAAAAACACGACGATACATTTATCACAATTTTAAAATATTGAATTTGGTAGAGTGTGATGACAAATACATTGAAACACAACAAAAAACAATTTTATTGATAGTTCAAAAAACCAAGACAACCAAGACAACACCAGAGTACTACAACAAAAAATATGTTTTACAGAGAAATAATGTGGATGTTGTAGTATTTGGAATACCCGAAGCGATAAAACAGTTGAAATCATTGTATGATAACTCTAGGACATTGTCTGAATTAGGATTTAAAGTATCTGTTGGAACGGTTGTATGGAACCAGTGTAAGGAAATATTAACAGATGATAATAGTAAAACATTATTGGTATATAGTTCTGATATAAAAGATGGAGAATTGGCGGTTAAACAATACACAAATCCATCAAAGAAAAACTATATTGATAAAGAAGGAATATCGGGTCCATTGTTAGTAATAAACAGAGGATATGGTGTAGGCAAGTATGATTTTCAATATTGTTTGATTAATAGAGATAATGAACATCCTTATTTAATTGAAAACCATTTGATTACTATTACACCATATAATAAGGATTATATTTCAAATGATTTGCTTACTAATTTGTATGATGAAATAATAAAGTCATTTAATAATGAAAAAACAAAACAATTTATAGAATTGTATTTTGGAAACAATGCTATTAATACAACAGAAATAAATTATATATTGCCGATGTATATGTAAATTAAACGGTTAACTGAGTCATTATACCGTTGTTACTTAAAATATTTTTGCTTCTTTTTTTCTTTTTTGCTTAATTGGTTTTCGGCTTCTTTTACCTTTTTATTAAGAGTGTTTGCTTTTTGTTCTTCGGCAAATCGCACACCTCTCGATGTTGTCTTGCCAAACTTCTTAAACGTGTTTTTCTTTTTGTCTTTTTTTGTAGCGCGTTTTCCATATTCGTCTTTTTTACCCATATTGTAGTAGTGGAATAGTTTAATATATATTGTGATTAATTAATAAAAATAAGTATAATATTTTTATCAATTTATATTAAATTAATATTAATACGCCATATTGTTTCTATAATTTTAACGGTTCGATTGTAGTCGTTGAATTGTAGCAATGCGTTTGTTCCATACAAACTTTTTAACAGCGAATAGTTGCTACTTGTTGATACATTAATATTTGAACTCATCCTAGCAAATATAGACAAATCATCGCCTCCATAAATAGGGAAATGATACACCTCTCCTTCTTTTCTATTCCATAGTCGTCTTGGTCGTTCATTTTGTATCTGACTAAACAAACTTTTAAGATATGTGTTGTTGTCTAAAAAATCAATCGTTGTAATACCCTGTTTTAAAATATTTATTATTTGCTCTGATAGGTTAGAATTGTTTATCTGATTTCTAATAGATATAGTATTGGTTAGTACACTTTGAGACGAAGGATTATTTACTAATATATCACACACGTATTGTATAAACATGTTTGAAAGATTAGATGTAGTAGTTGGGTTAGTCGATACAAATTGACCTTCGTTATGGACAATATTGGTATTGATTATATCATTCCTAAGGTTTGTCAGTAATACACTTACACGCTTTGATTCGTATATAAAGTATGGTTTGTTTTTAACAATTTTATACTTAATGTATCTTGCAAAATCTCGTGCTTTAGTATAACTTGCTGTCATTACAAAGTTATACAATGGTTGTATATTAGACGTTGAATAATTTTGTGTTGTTTTTATACCATCCGCGCTTATATACAAAGGAGTAAACGTTCTTATATTTTCATAATAAGGATTGATGATAAGTCTATTTTCAGACCCTAATGCCAATGAACCTAATATATCAATACTACCTACCCAAAACTTAAAATATTCGATATCGAATGTTAAACTACTGGTTGCCGGTATATTAAGTTTGCTATATCCATTTATTGAGATGCTTGAATTCATTGTAACAACGATGTGTGTATTATTTGGAATATTAATAACTTCGCCTGCTTTTGGAGGAACACTAGACGCCCAACTGGTAGGATTATCCCATAGTGTAAAAATATTAGTAGTAGATCGTGATAAACTAGTTAATATTTTACTACCACTGGTTGTTTTAACCTCCCCTTTAATATTGATGCGATTTCCCATTAATGTGATATCATTCCCCACGAATATTAATTTACTTGATACTGGTACAACAATACGGTCATAACCTTCGGTTGAAATAGTTCTTTTCGTTATTTTTAATAACGTATTATCTGGAACAATTAAATCATTGCCTCCTTGCGGAACACCTGAACTATCCCAAGCATCTATGTCATCAAAATAATATGTTTTGTATCCAGGAAATAATATGTTTTGTCTAGGAACAAACGAGTATGCTTTTCTAATACCACTATTTGACCCTAACTTTAATATGCCATTTATCGTGAGTGCGTATGTTTTTACTGTATAATTTGCAATATTGAAAAATAATATACTTGTAGAAGGAATTGTAATTGTTTCAAACACATTTCCGTCGATTTGTGCTTCGTTATCTACTATTAAATATATATTATCAGCAACAATTACATTTTGTCCGCTTACTGGTATTATATTGTCGTTCCATATGGTCGGGTCATTCCAATATTTAACTGTCATTTCGGTTTCAGACAAATCATTTACTACTATCTTACTATTGTTTTTAAAAATCAATTCACCCCTTATGTCTGGTGGATTAGACAAGAAAAGGTTCACATTTCCACCTTCTGAAGTAACGGTAGAAGTTTCTGGTATGTATAAATTGTTGTATGGTTGTTGTATAATATTGGAACTATCCATAATAATATTCGTTTCATTTTGAACAATAATATTGTCACCTTGACCAGGAACAGTGTCGGTTGCCCATGCGTCATTATTGTCAAAATAGTATTCTAGTTGCGAGTTTGTATTTAACGGGTCGTTGTATATTTCGTAATCACTAATGTTTTCAATAGAAGAACCTTCTCCTAATTTTATTGTGCCACTTAATGTAACATTATTCACATATAATGTGTAATAATTAATATTGATTATAAATGCGCTTGACGATGGTATGGTTAATGAGTTATATGCTTTAAATGATATATTTGAGTTATTATCTATTATCATAATTGTATTGTCTGGTATTGTTATATTATCTCCTTCTTGTGGAATACTGCCTCCATTCCAACTGGACGATTCGTGCCAAAAAGAATATTCTAGTTCCCCTGATATGGCGGATACAACGATTTCACTATTTTCAGCAGAGACAATTTCACCGTTTATGATTGGCGACTGATCCAAATAAAGGCTAATATTATTTTCAACAAAAATAAGTCGTGATGTAGATGGTATTGTTAATCCGGAATAACTGTTTGTGGATATATTATACTGTGTTACCTTTATGGTTGTATTGTTTGGTATAGTAATATAATCTCCTGCTTCTGGAGTTGTTATTCCAACACCAAAAGCATCCGTTTCATCAAAATAAAAAGTATTCATATAGTTATATTAAAGTTATATTATTTTACATAATAGTTATAAATTCCTAATTACAAATACAATGAATTGTTTGTTATAACTGATTTAAGGGTGATTTTATGTATTGATTGGAGCATTGATAAGAAGCCAACATTTTCAACTACTTCGGCTACCTTTTCCAATTCGTTTACAATATTGTTTATTTTTAATACTGCTTTTACAAAATCTCCTAGAAATATACCCCAATACTGTAATTCTTGAAATATTTTTGCGGTATCTTCTTCATTCTCAGCATTACACCATTTAAATATTAGTTCACATATATCATAGTGGTAACTATAATTTTTTGGTACTGAACTACATACAAACACTTCGATATCTAAGTATTTATTAATATACGTTTTTATATTGGCAATGTTTATTTTGCATGTATAAGGTATGTTTAATATAGTAGGGTCTATTACTTTGTCATCGTCACTGAGGCGAATGTTCGTAAACATACTAAGTAATACCGCAAATTCTGGAGGAGATAGTTTGGATATATCGTTTATATTGTCTATGATATATTCCGCAAATGGAAGACTAGGAACTTCCTGTAAAATAGATGCGATTGTACCTTTAGTAGTTAAACTATATTCTGATTCCAGTTGCGGGTTTAATTTTATAAGACCATTTGTTTCCAACATTTTAATGTGAGTTTCTATGTCTCTTGTGAAATAATTACCATCTTCTAAGATTGAATTTGTTATTTTATTGTATTGAATTTCTGCCTTTTTAAGATTGATAATTACACGGGTGTCCTTTTCTAAATTATGTTCTCCCCATTTTTTAACTGTTTTCTTGTATTTTTTAATTACTGATTGTGGGACATGTTGATTGTGACTAGTTGTAGTAGTATCCATATAATTATAATAACTTTCGGCTGCTTTATACGATGTTATAAAATTATATTCTTCCAATGCGGTTGTTGCTTGTTTGTAAATATGATACATTGTTTCTTTTTTGTCTTTTAAATAACATTGTTGTTTGGATGTTTCGTCGTATATCATGCTATTTTTTAAGTATTGATTTATATTTGAATCACCTGTTGTGTGCATATATCGTAGCATCATTATAGGAGATATTCGTATTTTAGACTGAATTGCCTGAGAATTTCCCGTAACCATGTGTCTGTATTTATCTACATCTATACTGTTCCGATTTACAAAGAAGTTATTTAAATGATAAATGTATCCTACTTTATCAATACCACGTCGTCCAGCTCTACCAGCCATTTGAGTATATTCGTGAGGAAATAGTTCACGATAACCGTTGTTAGTGTATTTTTTTAATGCAGAGAATACAACACTCCTCGTAGGCATATTGATGCCAACCGCAAATGTTTCTGTGGCAAACAATAAACGAATGTATTTTTTTTTAAATAACAATTCAATCATCTCTCTAAATATGGGAGTAACTCCTGAATGATGAACTGCTATACCCTTTTCTAATAATTTAACCAAGTCATTGTATTCTCTAAGTTTAGTATATTCTTTCCAATTTGTTAATTTACTTACCAATATGGATTTACACTCTTTATTTATTATTGCTGCCTTGTTTTCATCGTTTTCAAATAATGGGATCGTTATTTTTTTAGCATATTCGTAACATTGTTTTCTAGAAAATACAAATACAATAGCAGGTAGTTTGTCGTTTGATTTTAAATATTTTACCATGTTGTTCATTATAAAATACTTATTTGTTTTCACATTTTTATATTGAAACAATGCGTTGTCTATCTTGGCTATACGATGGACCGCATTATCATCAAATATACCTTTTTCTTTTAATACAATTGGTTTATTAATACTATCTTCTACCAATTTCAATGTTTTATCTGATATTTTCTTTTTGGCGTTTTCTGGTATAGTATAATATAAATGGTGAATAAGAGGAACCACTCGTTTTTTATTACTACATAAATATACTTCCTTGTCGTTTGATTGATACAGTAACATGCACAGTTTTTCAGGGTTTTGTATGGTAGCAGATAACCCCATTATTTGTGTTGTTTTTGGTAATAACATTATCGATTCTTCCCATACATGCCCCCTATCTATATCGTTTATGTAATGAATTTCATCGTATATAACACACCCAAGTTCATTGTTAATATCCATTTCAAAATCGAGTGAAACAGATGATTTACTTTTACTATCATCTTTTTCTTTCATTTGAAACAAATTATTTCTAAGAATTTCTGTTGTCATAATCAATACATCCGCATCTGGATTATATTTAATATCTCCTGTTAAAATACCAAATGAAATATTACTGTATTTATTTTGAAAATCATTGAATTTTTCATTGCTAAGTGCTTTTAGTGGCGAACAATATATTACTTTTTTCCCTCTAGATACAAAATAGTTTATCGCGTGTTCTGCTGGCAAAGTTTTGCCACTTCCAGTATGAGCGGTTATTAGAACATTTTTATCATTATGAATCCCTTTTATTGCCCATTTTTGAAAATCAGACAATTCAAATGGGTATTTCTCAAATGATGGATTGTATGAAAGATCTGCGAATTTAGTATTACAGTTTTTGAGCATTTTGGTGAGGTTAGTGTATTTAATAAAAAAACATTATACAACAGTCAATTTAATAGGATTATTTACCTTCCTTTTGAAAATATATTTTTTCTAGAACGGATTGAATCATTGTCTTCTTCCAATTTATTGTTTATATAAATATAAACCAATCCGCAAATTGCGATAATATATAATACTATTGTGGTAATCATTGTTTGATGTTATGTCTTTAATATGGATATTAATATTACGAGTTATAAGTTGATGTATATCGATACAATATAAAATAATAATCAATTTATAAATCAATATAAAGGTTATTGCATAAAATATAGTATAATGTCTAGTGAAACGCAAAGTAAAGTTACGGATTTTGATAACACCCATGTATTTTCAGGGCGTGTAAAATGGTTTAATAATAAGAATGGATATGGATTTATTACATCTTGCGATGATAAAAATAAGGACGAGGATGTATTTGTTCATCACAGTGGAGTAAGTGTATCCGAAGAGCAATATAAGTATTTGGTACAAGGTGAATATGT